GTCAGCGTCCACACACACGGAGGGGCTGCGTGGAATTTGGCGGTCGCTCGGTCAGACCGGATCTGACCTGGGAAGCACATCTGGCGAGCCCTCCGGTATGGCTGAAACCCTTCCTAGATGTTCCTGAGGACGCTCGCCCGCCATTGGCGATGTCGCCGGTTCACCCCGAGGCGACCGGTTCGCATGGCTCGGAGGCCGTCAAGTGGGTCGAAGATGAGCTCGGAATCACGCTGCGCTGGTGGCAGCAACTCGCTGTGGTGCGGCAGCTTGAATGCCGCGATGATGGTTCGCTCTGCTGGGCCGATGTCGTGGAGTCGGCGTCACGCCGCGTCGGAAAGTCGGTTCGGCTCCGCTCGATGGCATTGTGGAGGTTGGCCGTCGGTCCGTCGCTATTCGATGAGGCGCAGCTGGCGATTCACACCGGGAAGGATCTCGCGATCGTCCGTGAGATCCAGCGGGGCGCGTGGCGTTGGGCTGAGTCGCGCGATTGGCGGGTGGTCCGGGCAATCGGCCGGGAGTCGATCGAGGATGGCGATCACCGCTGGCTGGCCCGGTCGACTGACAGCGTCTACGGTTACGACATCACCCTGGGCATGGTGGACGAGGGCTGGGATGTGGATCCGCAGACGGTCTCCGAGGGCATGGAGCCGGCGGCGATGGAGCGCATCAGTCCACAGATCGTGTTGACCTCGACGGCGCATCGCAAGGCGACTTCGCTGATGCGAGGGCGGATCAGCGATGCCCTCGCCGTGGACTCATCGCTGCTGCTGCTGTGGGGTGTGCCCGATGCCGCGGACACCGCGGATCCTGAGACGTGGCGCGCGGCGTCCGCGCATTGGTCTCCCGCGCGGTTGCGCCTGATGGAGTCGAAATATGAGAAGGCGCTGCGCGGTGAAGCGGATCTCGAACTCGATGACCCGGACCCGATGGCTGGGTTCGAAAGCCAGTATCTCAACCGCTGGCAGCTTCGGCTGGGCGCTGGTGGCGCGCTGCCAGGCTGGGCTGACCTTATGACCGAGCGCATTCCGCCGCCTCCCGAGATGCTCGGCGTGGCGGCGGATGCGACGGGTTCATGGTTCTCGTTGGGTGCTTATGGGGATGGCTTCGTCGCCCCGGTGGACCGCCGCCGAGCCGAATCCGGCAGGGCCGCATTCGTGGCCCAAGTGGCTGAGGTGGCGTTGCGGCATGGCCTGCCTGTCGTTGTCGGCGAGAAGGGCATGGCGGGGATCCTGATCGGTGACCTCGAGGAAGCCGGCGTCATCGTCGTCCGAACATCCTTCGACGATCTCGTGCAAGCCTCGGCTGACTTCGCTGATGCCGTGGAAACCGGGATGCTCACACATGGTGCGATGCCTGAACTGGACGCTGCAGTCTTGGCATCGCGTTGGCGGAAGGTAGGCGATCGGCGCGCGCTGGATGTCCGGGGTGCGGATGTGTCGATGCTCGAGGCCGTCGCCCTCGCCCGGCTGGTCGCCATGCAGACGCCAGCGTTCTTCGGTTCTTGGCGATAACGAGAGGAACACGGCATGTCTGACGTGCTCGACCGCGTGCCGGTCGACCGCATCACGGTCGAGGCCAGGCAGGTCAGGTTCGATGTCACCCTGCTCCGCGTCATTGCCGGGGTTCTGTATGGGGTCGGTTGGGTGACCGCGAAGGCATTCGGCATCGCATGGTTCACTGTCGCCTGGGTCTGTGTCGCGGTGAAGCTGGGCTGGACCGACGCCCGCATGGGCGGGCGGACTCGTGGGTCTGCCTGAGCGGATCTCCGCTGCGCTGCGTGGCGGCGAGAAGCGGTACAGCGTCGACGACTACCTGAGTGATGCCATCAATGCGTTCACCTACGGCGGCAACCAGTACGGATTCGGGTTGAACACGACCTATCCCGGCCAGAAGCTGCAGGAGGTTGCGCATTCGCTGCCGGCGTACATGAACGTGTTGCGGCAGAGCCCGCCGGCGTTCGCAGCACAGATGCTCCGGGCGCTGGTGTTGTCGCAGGCGCGGTTCGTATTCCGCAATCGGGCGACGTCTCGTTCACCTCGCCGCACCTTCGGGACGACGGCGTTGGCGCCACTGGAGAACCCATGGCCCCGCGCGACGACCGGTGAGCTGTTGTCGCGGATGGAATGGTCGGCCGGCCTGGCCGGCAACGCCTATGTGCACCGTCGCGAATCGCGTCTCCGGATCCTGCGCCCAGACTGGGTGGCGATCCTGTATGGCTCCGATCTTGAGCCCGACGATCCGATGCATGCCATTGATGGCGAGGTCATCGGCTATCTATACCGCTCCGGTGGGATCTATGGCGGTACGGGGAATCTGACACAACTGAACGTCGAGGATGTCTCTCACTGGTCCCCGATTCCTGACCCGGAATCCCCCGAACTGGGGATGTCATGGTTGACGCCGGCGATCCGCGACATGCAGTCGGACAAGTCCGCGACCGAGCACAAGTTGAAGTATTTCATGAACGGCGCCACCCCGAACCTCGTGGTGAAGGGAATCCCGGCGGCGAACAAACGGCAGTTCGACGAGATCGTCGAGATGCTCGAAGAACGTCACAGGGGCATCGCGAACGCTTACCGCACCCTGTATCTGACGACGGGTGCGGATGCGACGGTTGTCGGATCGAATCTGCAGCAGATCGACTTCAAGGCCGTGCAGGCCTCAGGTGAGACCCGCATCGCGACCCTGTCCAGGGTGCCCGCTCAGTTGTTGGGGATCAGCGAGGGCCTGGCGGGCGCCAGCCTGAACCAGGGCAACTTCATCGCTGCGCGGCGCATATTCGCCGACACGTGGGTGTATCCGAGCCTGCAGGACCTGGCCGCATCCATCGCACCGCTGGTGAAGGTGCCGAGCGACAGCGAACTCTGGTTCGACACCGGGGATATCCCGTTGCTGCGTGAGGACGGCAAGGACGCGGCGGACATCCAGGCGACGAAGGCGCAGACGATCCGGCAGCTGCTGGACGCTGGTTATCTGCCGGATTCGGTGATCGCAGCGGTCAGGGCCGACGACATGTCGCTACTCCAGCATTCGGGTTTATTTTCGGTCCAATTGCAACCGCCTGGGTCACAGCAGCCCGTTCCTAGTCCGTCCGTACCTCAGGAGTGATGATGCAGACACCGCAGATCGACGTGGTGCGCGCTTTCCAGCCCAAGGTGCTGATGCGCGCAGACACCGTGGATGGGACCGCCGGTGCCCCCGGAATGCCGACGATGATCGTCCGGTTCTCCCAATTCGACACGTGGTATGAGATCGACTCGTTCTGGGAAGGCACCTTCCTCGAACGCACCATCAGAGGGTCGTTCAAGCAGACCATCAGGGAAGATCGCGATTCGATCAAGGTCCTATACGACCACGGTTTCGACTATCAGGTCGGCAACAAGGTTCTCGGCCCCATCGACGATCTCCGCGAGGATCCCGACTCACCCGTCGGCGAGGTCCCGCTGTTCGACACCGCGTACAACCGTGAGCTGGTGCCCGGCCTTGAGGCCGGCGTGTACGGGTCCTCGTTCCGGTTCCGGGTGACCGGTGAGAAGTGGGACGACGAGCCGGGCGAGTCCGACCACAATCCGAAGGGTCTGCCGGAACGCACGATCAGCAAGGTCCGGTTGTTCGAGTTCGGCCCGGTGACGTTCCCGGCCAATCCGGAGTCGACGGCCAGTGTCGAGCCCCGTTCCCTGACCGATGCCTACTACGAGCAGCTGTCCAAGCGGGACCAGCAGGCGTACGCCGCCGCGGTCCGCTGCGTGCAGAGCTCCATTCCAGACTTCACCGGGCGACCGGGTGCGCGGAGCACCGGTGGCGGTGAAACCGATGTCACGGCGAGGACGCCGACGGCATCAACCGCATTGCACAACCGTCACAGGGTCATGCAACTGCTCGGCATCGTGCCGGGTGATGCGGCCCGACTCCCCCGAAAGGACAACCGTCATGCCGAAGCCGGCTGACAAGACGGCTGACAAGCCGGACGTCCTCGACCAGCTCCGCGGCAAGACCGTCGATGAGTTGACCGAGGGCCAGATCCCCGATGTACTCCGCGGCAAGACGCCGGAGGAGCTCGAGAAGTTCATCGACGTGCTCGACGCACACCTGCGCTCCCTGCACCAGACCGATGAGGGTGAGCTGCGCGACCTCGACGACGCCGAGCAGCAGGCCTTCGACTACGGCATGGCCGTGCGCGAGAAGGCGATCACGAGGATGGAGGAGCACCGCAGGATCGCGGAGGTCTTCCGCCGCAAGCCGAAGGCCGTTGAGGTGGCGCTGTCCCGCAGCTTCTCCACCCCGGACGACCCATTCGGCGATGTGCGCCGGCTCAACACCAAGGAGGCCCGCGACCGGGCCCTGCGGCGGCTGGACGACCGCGACGCCACCGGGCACATGTCCGACGCGCAGAAGGTCAAGGTGGAGCGAACGATCCGCCGCGACACCGACATCGCCCGCCGCGTCCTGGTGACCGAGAACGAGCACTACCGCGAGGCGTGGATGAAGCTCGTCACGCGAACCCATCCGTTCCTGGACCAGGATGAGCAGCGAGCAGTGGAGGCATGGGAGGAATACCGCGCCATGTCCGAGGGCACCACGACCGCCGGTGGATTTGGCGTGCCGGTGTTCATCGATCCCAGTATTATTTTAACTGCGCAGGAAAGCGGGAATCCGTTCCTGCAGATCGCCCGTCAGGTGACCGTCACCACGAACAGGTGGAAGGGCGTTTCCTCGGCCGGTGTC